GATACAAACCGGCGTATATTTGACCTGTCTGATAAGAATATAATCTTATCTTTCCGTCCCAAACTCTATTTCTATATTGAGGCATAAACTTAAAACCTGGTACCTCAAAGGTAAAGTATTCTGATAAATCTCTACGAATGCCAGCCTCTGCCTCTATAGTCAAATTGACTTCATCTTTTTTTTCTAGTACAATATACTTTACTACTGCCATTGACTTCCTACTACCCAACCTACTAAAGACTTTCTAGTACCTTTTGTTACTTCACTTACTTTATGCCAAACATGACTAGGAAATACAATCATACTTCCTTTTTTAGGTTTAAATATATCAATTACAACTTTATCTGGATTAGGATGTGGTTGACATATTCTAAAATCACCGCCCTCATAATCATCATTTAAACATAATGTAAAACTTAACTTTCTAATTAAACCATTGTCGTATGGTTTTTTATGACTATCAATATGCCAATCATAATGGTCGCCTATATTATAGATTGTGTATTGTAAAGGTTCAAATTCTTTTAAAGAAAAGTTCCAATTGTTTTCATCATTAGCTAATTGAACCAAGTTACTTAATGATGTTTGTAATTTTTTATTATCTAACCAAGATACCTTTGAGCTTCTATTGTTATTATCACCATCTTTTATATTTGCATTTGTAATATTTTGTGATTCGCCATCACTAATAATCTCATCACAAAAACTATGTGGTACAATACTATCTTTTATATGGTATATTTTTGATAAAAACATTACACAGCACCACTAGTAAATCTACGCCAATCAATAGCGTTTTTAATAGTAAATGTTCTATTAGATATTTGTCTGATTGTTTTATCTAGGTAATCAACACAAGTCGATAAGTATTCAATCTTTTGTTTACCTTTGATAAGGTCTTCATCCGATTCAATGTACTTGTCAACATCCGTTCTTAATATTTTTAAGTCAAATGGTTTTTCGGCATAGACCTGTGCGTCTGATTTGCCTGTATAATATTCCCACTTGTCTTTTTTTAACTGTCTATAATCCGTCTCCGCTTTTGTCAACATCAATTTAAACTTTGTATAGTGTTTCATATACTTGTTATGTAATTGAGGTGTTTTAAGGGATTCTAAATCTAATTCAGTTTCATCAATGGCCAAGTCTTTGTCGGCCATTTCTTGTAGTTTTTCTAAATCCATAATTTATCCTTATATTCACTTCATTATATCACAAAAACATTAAAAAGTAAAGTCTGATTAAGAAGTTGTAACAGTAGTGCTTGAAGCACCAACACCTGCAAAATCAAATCTACTATAATTAAAGCTTACTGTGGTTGTCAAATACTGTACATCTGATGCTTGTTGGTCATATTGTAATTCGCCTATAGATGTTGGATATAAATCTCTAAATCTACACTCCACAATAGGGTTGTTTTTACTTGTTAATACAATCAATGTTGCGTCTGAAAATACAGCACCTTGTTTTGTTGTTCCATATTTAACTTTACCTGGTTCAGTTGATACTGCACTTGACCCACCAGGAAAACGGTCAGCGCCAGCTTGTGCAAGGTTACCATATTCTAGGTAATCTTCGGGAAAGCCTAACCCTCTAATCCATCCATGTATTTCTTGGAAGTTCTCTAAATTTTCATCAACCAAAAATGTCATATTTAAAGTACCATAAGTCAGTTTAGTTCCTGGCATTGGTAAATCTACAAATGGTGTTGGTTGTGATGTTTCACTAATTGTTAGTGAAGGCAAGTTAACAGCCGTACAAAAGTATTCTACCTTTGGAAGTTTACTGATTTGAAATTTAAACTGCGTTGGACTCGCATAGTCTAAACTTGTAGGTTGTCTTGCAAAACTATTTGTTGTTGTCATTGTCGACCTCTTTCCACTCTTTTTCTGTGGCTAATTGTTCTAGTTGTTTTTCCTTTTCAGTCAAAATCTCTCTTTGCATTTTAATATCATTTATTCTTTTTTCAATGAATTCTAAAGCATTTTTCTTATCAGGATATGTAAAATAAGCGACTAAAAATATTGCACCAGCAATACCTAGTATCCACGAATACTGTAAAAACATTTTACCTAACCTCTTATTTCTTCTTTTTTTCTTCACAATACTATTTATCCATTTAGGAGGACCAAAAAAAAAGGGGACCGAAGCCCCCTTTTTTCGTATTACTGTATAAACAGTTATTACATTAAGTTCGCAACTTGCGTTCTTTGGTAATATCTGTTAGCGTTAGCAGAACCAGCACCGTTAATAACAGCTGCGTCACCAGTTCCAGCTTCAGCAAATGGGTTTGCTTGTAAGCCGTATCTAGTTTTGAAACCGATTTTCGGTTGGAAAGTATCTTGACCAACTGCTCTAACCATTTGTAGTGGTACATATGGACAGTAGAACATACCTGCGTCATAAGGTGAAGTACCTTTGTAGCCAACTACATAGTAGTGAGCAGACGCTGAGTTTGCACTATAAGGGTCAATGTACACTTTAAATCTACCGTTAAGAACACCAGCAAAAGTATTACCAGTATCGTCAACTGTTAGATTGTTGTTAAGAGCTGGAGTATAGTCTAATACACCTGCCATTTGAAGAGCACTAGCAACATCAGCTGAAGTAATGATAATGTTACCTTTACCTCTTCTTGTTCTTTGTGCTATTCTGTTCGCATCTCTTTCAAGGTTAAACATAAGACCTTTGAATCTTTCAACAGACCATCTGCCGTTAGAGTCAGTATCAAGGTCAAATACACCTGCTGTAGTCACATGACCTGCTGGTGAACCTTTTTCTGCGTTAGTATAGATTGTTCTAACAACTTCTCTGTTAATCTCTGCAAGAATTTCAGCAGACAAAATGTTTGCTAATTCTGTTTCAGCGTCTAAACCGTGGATTGCTTTTAAGTCTTGAGCAAGTTCCATAGTGTATTCTGCTTTAAGAGCTCTTGATTTAGCAGTTACAGTTGACTTCTCGATTGAGAATGCCATTTCTGCAAAACTATTTCCAGAGGCGTCACCTAATGCTTCAGCAGCTGCTGTAGTCATTGCTGTACCAGTTGTGTATGTTCCAGCAGGTGAGTCGTTTAGAACCTCAGGGTTAGTACCAGAGTGAGCAGCAGTTGAATAACCATCAACAGCTGAACCAGCTTTGTTTCTTCCTGAGAAATCTGTGTCAGCTTCGTCAAATAACGCTTCTGTTCCAGATTGTGAGTCATATCTACTTCTCATTGCAAAGATAAGTCCAGTTGGACCAGTCATTGGCTGTACGCCAGCGATATCGTATGCGATAAGATTAGGCATTGCTCTTCTTACTAATGAAATCAAAATTGGATCCCAGTTAGAAATAGAAGCGCCTGTTGAGTTAGTTGGAGCAGCTTCGCTTAAGAAAGCATTGTCCTCTTTCATTGCACGCTCTTGGTTTTCCAAGATTGTAGCAGTTACAGCTCGTTTGTAAGAATCACCGATTTTTGGTAAATCTGCGTGTTCTAAAACTGGCTGCCATTTTTTTTCGTGTGTTTCAGATAAATACATTTTTTATCTCTCCTCTATTATTTTATTTATTTTGACAATTTAATGTCTTTGGTTTTAGTAATAGCGGCGGTATAAGCAGCCATGCTTTTAGATAAATCAATTGTTTCACCAACTGAATCACCTACCGCTACATCATCAATGTCAGATGACACTTCTTTCTTAGCACCGAAATACGACTCTTTAATAGTCGAAATCTTTGCTTTGAAATCTGTTTCATTTGAATATTCAACCTCTTCGGCAAGTTTGTTGAATTTCTCCTTAGCAGTATCAGCTAAATCTTCACTCATCTCTTTTACGATTAGAGTTCTATCTTTATCTGATTTTACTTTGTTAAGTTCAACATTCTTTTCGATTTCTTCGTTAAGTTTCTTTTCTAACGATTCAATCTTTGAAGCTTGGTCTTCTAGTACATCATATTTTTCGTCCGGGACTGAAATATAATGTTCTTCAAATAGTTTTTTCATACCAGAAATGAAATCTTCAGCAATCTCGCCTTTGATTCCTCTTTCTAAAGCAAGTTCGTTTTCTTTCATCCACTCTTCCACTACATATGCAAGGTAAGAGTCAACTTTTTCAACTAATTCTGCTTTTGACTTTTCTGATTCTTCTTTAAGTTTTTCTTCGTATCCAGCGTGCATTTTCTTTTTAGCTTCTTTAACTTTTGAGTTAACAGCAGCTTCAAATATAGTTGCAGCCTTCGTTTTAAATTCTTCGGATAAATCTTCGTCTTTAACTAAAGCGTCAACATCTGCCGTTACATCAATTTTTTCGTCTTCTTCAACTACTTCAACTGCTTCAGCATTTGTTTCTTCTTCACTAGTTTCGATAATTTCCTCAGAACCTTCACTTGCTTCTACTTCTTGCTCTTCTTTAATCTTCGGCATTGCGTCAGCAGCGCCAGCTGATTTTTGTTGAGCATCACCAGAAACTTGCTTAGTCTTTTTTGTTGCGTCAGGATTAGAATCCGTAGGCTTAGTTACCGCTGGACCTAAATCCTCGCCCTCATTACTAAGGTGAGTAGGTTCAGCCGCCACAGCATTCTTTTTGGGAGCGTCTGCTGATGGATTAGCTTGCGCCTCTACCACTGCTTCTGCTTCTAACGCCTCAATCTTTTGTTCTGTTTCGGCCATTGAGAAATCTCCTCTTTTTGTTTTCTAATTAATTAAAAAACTTTCGTTTTTGTTCGTACTAGTATTATTTATAAAACTAAAGTTTTTTAAGAAACGAATCAAATATCCTTAGCTTGGCTTCGTCTAAGGCTCTTTGTTTCGCCGTTCTTATTTCTTGTTTCCAGGCTTCAATGTCCCTTTCAACAAGTATACCATTGTCCCATACCCACTCTTTTTGTTCCATAATGCCTTCTACGAAAGCGTCTGGAGCGCTTGGGTCTGCTACAATATCAGCCGCCGTTGCAAGGTAAAAGTCATCTTTTACATAGTTTGCACCGTTACGCTGAATTATTGAACCCATACCTCGACTTGATACTCCTAGTTGAGCACCCTCGTCTATAAGACCTTTTACAATCTTACCGTATGGCGTATCCATAATTTTTGCCTCTCCAATAAAATTGTTACCATCTGGTGTTAAAGATTGTATCATATGTGATACTCTCTCCAAGTTAACTGTAGGACCGTCTGGATGTCCTAGTTCACCGAATGCTCTCTTTTTTTGGATGAATTCTTTGTTGTATCTGCTCACTTCGCTCTCCAAAATTTCTTTTGGATAGACTCGACCATTTCTATTCTTCATGTTTGATTGAAGAAAGATACCTCTGATTTTATATGACTTTTTACCGTTTTTTTCTTCTACAAGATATTCGGCGTTTTGTACTTCTTCTGAAATTAGTTTCATATGTTCTCTCTTTGTACCAACTATTTATACAAACTATTACCTAAACTCTACAATTAATGTGTAATTATCACCATTTGCGAAGTTTTTTGTTGATAATAGTATATCTCCAGTAGGTGTGGTTGCGTTGTTAGGAACCTCATTACCAGCTGGTCTTAAATCCCAATAACCTTGTCCTGATAATTCTAACATTGTTGCGTTAGTCACTCCGTCCCATAATAACTCTACAGCTGACTTATTGTTTGCCGTATTAATTGAGTACCAAATCTTACTTAACTTTCTAGCACCGTCTTCGGTCATAAAAGTTGTTTCAGAAGCATCAATTTTTTTAACTAGGTTTTCTCCAGTACCGTCAGATTGATTTGTAAGTTTAACTACAAATTTAACACCTGAAGTATCTGCTATTGTTTGTGATGTTACTATATCTGCCATTACTTGTATCCTGCTTCCTTATGACATTCGATTACTAAATTATACTTTGTAACCGTACTGTCGCTACTTAAACTAATATCTCCGATAGGGTCTTGTAGTTTAATCTCATCTGGTTTTAAACCCCAATTTCCTCTATCACTTAATTCTACTTTTTTGGTAGTGTCATTCTTAAAAAAAACTGTGACCTTACCTGTACCTAATATCTCATACTGCATATTTGCAATAGAAACTTTAGGTTCACTTGTTGCATTATTACTATTGACTACATCTACAAGTAATTGTTGATATTCATTACCAACACCGTTTGAGTTTACAATAATCTTAAAATTATCATCCACTAATTTGGTTGTTGATATAGTCATAATTTAAATTAACCTCTTGGTGAACCGACAGCACTACCTTTAGCCGTAGGGCAAGTAATTTTGTCAGTTGTGCCTTTTTCGATAATAACTGTATCGCCATCTTCCAAGTAAAATTTACCTAATTCAGTAGAACCATCTGATTCGAAAACTGTTCCTGTTGTATCAGCAGTAGCAGTTACTCTAACAAAATGGGCAAGACCAAAGTTATTTGCACTTGGATTCGTTACGACATCGCCTTTAACTATAAAAGTTTGTGCCATTTTTATTCTCCTAGTTGTTCTTCTAATTCTTTATCGAAATAATCGTAAAGAATATTAGTATTAATATTATGAAATTCGGCAGCCTTATCTACAGCGCCCTCAAAAACTTTAATTATATCGCCAGTTTCTTTTTGTATTTTTTCATATACATCTTTTACTGCGTCCTTTACTTTAGGACTTAAAGACTTGAAAGAATCCGAGTCGACATATAAATCTCTTTCAACAATATTACTGAGCTTGAGTTTCGTCATTACCTGCAATCTCTAACTCTGCTTTACCGTCTAATTGTGGTTGACCAGGTGTTGCTACTGTACCATCTTGAGCAAATGTTCCAGGTGTTGCAATCTCTGGTTTAGGGTCACTAAAAGATTCTGCTTCTTTGTTACCGTTAAATAAACTTGAAGCTAACTCTTTTCTTTTAATATCTAAAGCGTCACCCATTTTATCTCTTAATGCACTTTTAAATGCTTCGCCGGCGTCTGCATTATTACCAGCTTCTAAATTGTCAATAAATGCTTTTGTATTCTCTGACATAATTTATCTCCTATAAGGTTGTATCTGTAACATCAGCGGTTGGAGCAGATATAATACCGTCATCAATTTCTTTTTTGATTTGATTGTCGATATCTTCCACCTCTCTTTCGTTTTGTTTCAGAATGTTTTTTCTCACATATTCTACTGAATAAAATTTACCAATGTAATCACGCATTTCATTTGCTAACTGTAATCGCTCTCTCATTATCTCGGTGTTTTTTAATTCAGCAAAGTGGCCGTCTTGTAAGAAATCATATGTGATACTATCTCTTACACCTTGCCAATCTTCTTCATTAATAATACCTTTAAGAATTAATTGTGTTCTTAAAATATCATTAAATAGTTCCGTAAACTTCTTTCTTAATCTTTGAACAAATTTAGTAAATTTTAATTCATCTCTAGTAATTTCACTAGCTCTACCCATATTGAAACCAGAGTTTGACTCTAATCTACTTACAGGTACATTTAATGAACGATATAATTTACTTCTAAAGTATTCAATGTCTGTAATTTCACCTAAGTTTTGACCGCCAGGTAAAGTTTCTATACTTGTACCTCTACCACCCTCTCTACTAGGTAACCAGAAATCTTCCAACATAGACATATAGTTTCTGTCATCTCTAACTTCTCCAGTAGAAGCGTCATAGACAAGTTTATTTCTATATCTTGCCATAACATCTCTTAGGTATTGTTCAGCCTTGACTTTAGGTAAATTACCTACATCAATTTTGAATATTCTTCTTTCAGGTGCTCTTGCAATTCTGTAAATAACAGCAGCGTCTTCAATCATTCTTAATTGATTGACAGGCTTAACGGCCTTTTGCATATAAGATAAGACCATATTTTTATTTTGGTCAATTAATCCAGACGGACAAAAAGCAATTGTGTCTGGTGCAATCTTAATGCCACCTGAAGTAGAGTTGACTACACCTTTTTCATTGAATAGATAATATTCAACAAACTCGTCAACTACTGTAAGCATATTAGGACCTGTAACTCCTTCAGGTCTTTTCTTTCTTACTTCTCTAATTCTTTTAATTTTTCGTGGGTCAAGGTATTTTAATTCTGTAATACCTCTTGTAGTAGAGTTTCTATCAATTACTTTTTGATAAAAGATTCTACCATCAATATACCATCTTCTAAAGATGTCATGTCCTTTAGTGTTAAACTGTAAAAGTCGTAACACTTCTTTAAACTCATCTTCAATCTTTCTTCTCACATCTTTGCCATAAGGTAAATTTTCAACATTCACTCTTACTGCTTCTTTGTTTTCATTCGCCACAATAGCTTCATTAACGATATCTTCTATCGCTAAGTCGCACTCTGGGTGTAATGAGATTTCTCTATATCTTCGGATA